TTCTTTGGTACGTTCTGTCATTACCACACCAAAGCATTAAATGGTGGTCAGGCTAACCTTACCAACAGTACAACTGACTTCGGACGTTATGGTTTGATTGCTGACGGTAAAAGCACTTCTGCTATTTTCACTGCTACGGCTAATGGTCCTGCAACTGCAGGTGACATTACCTTTGCTATTAACCAGCCGGTTGATAATTGGTTCGGTTCTGCTACACGTCCACTGGACAACATGCTTGTTCAGATTGGTAGTGACATCTACCCGATCCTGTCATCTAGTCCTAATGGTCTTGGTTGGAATGTTACCATCAGTAACCCTGATCCGGCTAATCGAGCGGTAAACCTTGGTCTTGACAATGGTCATGCTAATGGTGCTGCTATTAGCTTCTTCCTTCAGTCGTTTGTTAGTACTTCTGGTCATACGTTTGAGTATGCAGGTACTGGTACAGATTACCGAGCATTACCGCAGAATGGTGGTGTAGCGATTGAAGCTAACCAAGTCATTAGTCGTAATGATGGTCGTGTTTGGCTTTCTAGCACTGATCAGAACGGTAAATTTAAAGTTGGTGATACTTTTGAAGTAGATCAACGGACTGGTTTTGTTACCATTGATCCTCAGTCGGTAGCTACTAACCTTGTATCTGATCTAAGTCCACAACTGGGAGCTGATCTTGATGTATTAGATAGGCGGATCTATACGTCACTTGCTAATGGTGACATTGATCTAGATGCTGACGGTAGTGGTTTTATCAAGGTAACTGAGTTTAACCTTGCTCAGGTTCCTATTGTTACTCAACATGATGTTGGAGAGGATCTCAATGAGATTCCTTTGAACTACATGCTTGGTGAAGTTGCTTATCAAAACAAAGATCTTGTCTCTATTGATAGCCTTTACCTTGAGACTGGAACTACTGTATCTGCCTTGCCTACTGGTCCTGTTGGGCGTGTATTCCGAGTAACGGATGCCAATAGTCCAAGTGTTGGTTCTACCGTTACTGGCGGTGGAGCGGCTAATGCACTTGTTTGGTACAACGGCACAAACTGGACTGTAATTGGAGTATAAATTATGACTATCAAACATCTTTACCCTAACTCACGACCTACACTTGACCTTAAGTTTGCCCAGGATAAAACATTAGATCCACGCATCACCTTTACTCGTGCATCGTCTGGTACGTATGTAGATGAGAATGGTGTCATCCAAACTGCTGCTAGTAATGAGGCACGATTTGACCATGATCCAGAGACTGGTGAGAGTCTTGGATTGTTGGTGGAGGAGAGTAGTACGAATTATGATAAGAACTCAGCAGTACTTGGGCAGTGGTCGACGACCGAACTATCCGCAACTCCCAATCAAGGAATTGCGCCAGATGGTACATTTACAGCGTCAAGATACACAATAACTACTGCTAACTCAGATCATTATCTATTAAGAAACACTGGAACAAACTCTGGAGATCCAGGCTTACTTGGAAACAACTCAATCTCTTTTTTTGTTAAACCTGGTGGACACTCCAAATTTGTCATCTTATTTAGGGGAGGAAATGGTAATAATTGGGAATCTAGAGCAGCATTTGATTTAACCGCTAATACACAAACTGCAGTAGCAGTCGGTAGATATATTTTCGGGAATCCTTCATCGACAAACGTGGAGGTATTCCCAAACGGATGGTATAGACTGACGATGAATTGGAATCGAAGCACGAATCAGTCCGGTGGGTTTTACGCTTTTATCCCGTATGATAGTTTGCCTAGTGGTTTTACAAGCAACACTACAACTTGGGGGAGTTATGATTTTGCAGGGGATGGCTCATCTGGGTTTTATCTTTGGGGTTCACAAATAGAACGAAAAACCTTCCCAACCTCCTACATCCCAACCAGCAGTTCTACTGTGACAAGGGCGGCGGATGTGGCAACTGTACCTAGCACTGGTTATTACGACATTGATGATTACACCATTGTCAACCAACCGTTTGGTACTGCTGGTGGCTCTAATACGCTTGAGATTATTGGACCACACGCTGAACGTACAACAGTATTCCCCGATGAACTAACTCAACCAATTATCCTTAATCTTGCTGGACAAACTGATGAGTTCTGGCGGTGGAGGATACTTGGTACTAGCTTTGCCCTTCCTAACTTCACTACTGATGGTCAAGTAACGGTTGACTGGGGTGATGGAACGGTAGAGACATTGACTACAAGCGCACACACCTTCACTGATAATGCTTGGTATCACGAGATCGGTTTTAGGCTTGATAGCGGAACTTACTTCCGTCCATATATCAATGACAATGCAAGTCATGATACGAAGGTGGTAGCACTTGGTCCTGCTCCAGAGAACATGAAGTTGGATGGGTTTGCAGCGTTTTTTGGATGTAGCAACCTTAAAGCGTTTGATGCAACGATTGATGCTACTGGTGGAACAAGCTTAGCCAGCGCTTGGTACAACTGCTCCAGCCTCACCAGTTTCCCGTTAATTGACACTTCTAGTGGGACTGATTTTTACCAAACTTGGTACGGCTGCTCCAGCCTCACAAGTTTCCCGTTAATTGACACTTCTAGTGGGACTAGCTTTAAGCTAGCTTGGTACGGCTGCTCCAGTCTTACTAGTTTCCCGACTATTGATACTTCTAGTGGGACTAATTTTGAAGGGGCTTGGTATAACTGCTCTAGTCTTACTAGCTTCCCCTTAATCAACACCTCATCAGGTACAAACTTTAGCGGCGCTTGGCGCAGCTGCTCTAGTCTTACTAGCTTCCCGTTAATCAACACCGCAGCAGGTACAAACTTCGGCAGAGCTTGGGAAGCCTGCTCCAGTCTTACCAGTTTCCCGTTAATTGACACCTCATCAGGTACAAACTTCTATTCAACTTGGGTCAACTGCTCCAGCCTTACCAGTTTCCCGTCAATCAACATCGCAGCAGGTACAACTTTCTATTCAGCTTGGGCCAACTGCTCCAGCCTCACCAGCTTTCCGTCAATCAATACCGTAGCAGGTACATACTTCAACGGCTCTTGGAAGAACTGCTCCAGCCTCACTGATTTTCCCGCCAACTTCTTTGATTCTTGGACCGGCACTCCCGACATTGGTTGTTTTGTCAATGCTTGGGACGGCTGTTCCTCCCTCACCGCCACATCCGTCGAAAACATCCTTAACAGCATCGACACCTCTGGTCAATCTGCGCCTGCCTCAAGCGTGGACATCACCATTGATTACGATGCTGGTACTGGTACGCCTTCTGTATCAACTGCTGTCACCAACCTCAAATCTCGTGGTTGGACTATTACCCTTAATGGAGTTGCACAATGATTACTACTTACCTTCGTTTTCCATCTGAAGAAGTATGGAAACAAGCCGCTGAAGCAGTTGGCATTTGTACCAACAACCCTATCCTCGTTGAAGAGGAATCAATTGACCCGGACACTGGTGAGATAATCCCAGCTGTCTACGAAGACAACTTTTCGTGGCATTACTACACCCACGACTGGGCAGTGGATGAAATTGGCGCCATCTATAACGACGATGGTGTCTATGACCAAGAAACAGGGGAGGTAATTACTCCTCCTACGCCAATGGAAGGTTGGCACGTTAACTTCAAATCTAATAAAAATATTGATTGGAGTGGGTTCCCTGTTACACCTAACACACCTTACCGCAAATTCGCAGGAGACTGACAATGTTTATTTCACTGATTCGTCCAATTCTTTTTTCTTTTCTAAAATCTAATCAAGTTAAGACGCTTATTGTGGATTTGCTTGCTAAATTGGCAGAGACCACTGATAATGATATTGATGACCAAGCCGTTGAGTTTATCAAAAACGGTCTGTTTCCAAACCGATGACTATTGATAACATCTTAACGCATCCTGGATACTATAACACTCCAGGTAATGCTTATACTGTTTCAGTAGGTGATACTTACACTAGCCAAGTTTTGTCTAATTATTGCCGTAAAGTAAGTCTTCACGCTAATGGTCATCCTGTTTATTTTAAATTAAATGATGGCACTGGT